GTGTTAAAGGTGTAGGGCAGCATCGTGAGCCCGTTACCGGACTTGTCGGCTAGGCCGCCGATAGGGCTGTTCCAACCGCCAAGCGGCTGTTGGTTCAAGTCCCACATGCCCGACGAGGCGCCCGCGTCCCACCACCCGGAAAGGCCACCAATGGTGTTAGGGGTCGGCCCAGAGAAGCTGGTCGCTAGAACCTGGGTGGCAGGCAATGGACGCCATAACGCCACCCGCCCTCCCCCGATCCGCATGGCGAGGCCGGGCGCAACACAAGCGACACTCATCAGCTTACCGCGAAAGGGGTCGAATAGGCGCTTTGGGCACTTCCATCCATGCCGGCCGCCCAAATGTAATAGCTACCAGCAACCGAGGGGACGGGTACATAAGCACCCCATAGGTCAGTGTTGACGTAGGTCGCCGCAACCCATGAAGTCGGTAGCGTGCCGGCGGACGTGGACAGGCCGAATTGCACCGCAGCACTTGACGGATTGACGTGAACGTTGACCCCGATCGCCCCTGAACCCACGCTGTAATGGCTTGCCGGGGTCACGTTCCATGTGATGGAGACTACTGCGGCACTGGCCGACGCAGTGCTCGCTGTCAGCGAGGCGGAGGCAGGACCGGATCCGGCGGCGTTGGTGGCGATCACCTGGAACACGTAAGTGGTCCCGGAGGTCAGGCCAGTGACCGCTGCCGTCGTCGCGGTCAGGCCCGACGCGAATGTTGTCCAAGACGACGAGCCGGAAACCGAGAAGCTGACGGTATAGCCGCTGGCCGCGCCGCCTGTGGTGGGCGGCGACCAGCTCAGGCTGACGGTCGTCGCGGTCGCGGCGGTCGTGGAAAGATTGCCCACCTGGCCTGGCGCGGCGATCTGGGCCGCGCTCGTCACGGCGGTCACAACGGCTGAGGTCGGACCAGACCCCGCCGCGTTGACGCCACTTACGACGAAATCGTAGCTTGTCGCTGCTGCCAAGGCACTCACCGTTGCCGTGAACGACGTGCCTGGCACCGATGTGGTTGTCCAAGCACTTGTTCCCGAGACACGATATTGGACGCTGTAGGTGCTCGCCGGCCCGCCGCTACTGGGGGCGGACCAGGTCAGCGAGATGCTGCTGGCTGTCGCTGACCCGCTTACGAGGTTCGCAACCTGTCCTGGCGCCGATCCGGGTAGCGTCGCGGCAGCCGGAGCGGAGAGTATCGCTGCGAAGGCGACATTTCCCCCAGAGTATGTCGCACCTCGTAACAACGCCATCTGACCCGAGGCTAGGGTGGTCTGACCTGTCGATGTCACGATGCCGCTGGCGAAAGTGACGCTGCCAGAGCTGAGGTTCAGAACCTCGCAAACGAACCCGCTGCCCATGTTGGTGAAGGCCGGGCTAAGCGTGATCGGCTGGCTGCAAATAAGGATACGACCATTGTGAACCGTTCCGTCGAGTGTTATGCTGGTCGATATCTCGACGACAGGCGGCTTGTACGAGGGAAGTTTCGTCACAAGCCAGCTCCAGACAGCCGCGAGTGTCTGGCGCAGCATCGTGCTGCTGCCCTGAGAGGTCCAGAACGCATCGGTGTCCGACGCGGGACTTGCCGGGCTCGCTTGGTCGATGGTCAGCCCGTTGAGCAGGTTCGCATACGAGATCGCGGCGTTGGTGCCGCTCTGGCTGATGGCGATCCGATCGGTCGACGCGATCGTCGTCGCAACCGGAAGGCTCCCGAGATTGGCTATCCCTGCGGTTGTGCCATTTGTGAACCAGCCTTCCAGGGCAGCAAGTGGCACTAATTTGGACTGGCCGTTGTTGGTGGCCACGAGCTGGTCGGAGGCCGAAGGGCTTGCCTCGACCGGAAAGGCTGCGTGATCGGCGCCGTTCGCGACAAGGCTTCCACTGTTGATCGCGACACCGGTGCCGACGGCGATCGGCTCCGGTCCTCCGGGGCCGAGACTGAGGCGCCCGAGAAGCGCGCCAGTCGGCGCGAGAATGGCGGGCTGCAATCCAGCGAGAAGCGTGCCGATGCTGACCGAGTGCGCGGCTCCCGCTTGGCTCACCGGAACTTCGTCAGCCGGACTCACGGACGTGGCAGGCGGCAGTTGCTGGATCGTTGGCATAGAGAGAATCCAACCGAGGGGTTACAGGAGTTCGTCAGGCCTGAACGGGTGTACCGCTGAGGATCGAGAGCCACTGCTTGGTGGAGTTTCCCCAAACGAGAACACCGGAGCCTGCCCCTGCGGTCTCACCGGGCTTGCGGCCGTTCGCGGCGTAGGCAAGCGCGCCCGCCGTCGCGATTGGAAGGGCTGCAACGGCATAGGACGGCAATGCAAGAAGGCCGCCGCTGATGGCAGCTCCGCTTTGAACGGCCAGCGCTCCGCCCACCGTGACGGAGCCGCCGGCTGTGATTGCACCTGACACACTGAGGCTGGATCCGGCAAGTCCCGCTGTCCCGTTGATGCCACCCGCCACCGCAAGGCTGCCCTTGACCGTGGTCGCGCCGAGCTGGGCGGCTCCGGACACCCCCAGCGTGCCTCCGACTAGCAAGGGTGCCGTCGTGCGGATGGCCCCCGGCCCAGAGTCGTAGAGGAGGTTTGCGGCACCGCCGGTGTCGAGCGCGAGCTGCTGGCCGGAGCCGAGCCAGATAGCCCGGCTCGCGCCGACAACCAGGTTTCCAGCCGTCGCATCGGCGACACTCACGGGCGTCGAGAACGTAAGCTTTCCAGACGTCCGTCCCGGGCCGTCCAGCGTCACCCCGACAAGGGTGTAAACGCTGGAACCGACCTGGACCGAGACCGTGTTGCTCGACGAGACCGGCTGGCCGCTCATCCCAGCAGATGCGAATGGCACGACCGGATCGACGGAAATCGTGGCGCTAGGCACAGATAGACTCGTTGTGACCTTGGCAGTGCCGCCGCTGGCAGAACGCGTGTCCAACACCGCGATCGAGTAGTTGCCGGCAACGGAGATGTGCCACTTGTACCAAGCATCGCTTGTCGTGGTCAGGGAAATTGCGGATGACCATTCGACAGGCATCCCACCAGCGTTTAGCTGGATGGCGTTGCTCAGCGCGAGCTGATGGCCGACACGGAGGTTCACAGTGTCCAAGTGATTCGCCGAAAGACTGGCCTGCGATCCAATGGTTGCGCTACTGACGGCCGACACCTGGTTGGTGGTGTCCGACACCGGAAGCGACAGGCCGCAAATCTGCGGCCCTAGGCGCCCGGCGGGGTAGCCCCCGGGGGGAGCATTCTTGATCGCGCTTGCCGCGATTGCGGCATGCTGGGGCTGAGATCCTGATCCAGCGACCGCGTTCACGACGAGTGCGGAGCTGACCGAGCGGACAGCGGTGGAGGGACCGTCGATCAGGTGCCCACTACCGTCGACGGCATTGTTTACGACGGTTGGGAAGGCCGCATTGCTGTACGCCGCTGTCCCGCCACCTGGATGGTTGACGGTGACCGCGCTCGCGAGGACCGGCGCGTCCGCGGATTCGGTGCCTGTGCGCTGGAGAGCGACCGCGGAGACCAGCGTTCCGGTAGCGTTGCCGATCTGCGTTGCGGCTATCCTGCCCGCTGTGAGCTGCCCTGTGACAGTGGCCGTGCCGTTGACCGAAACAGCCGGGGCGGAAAGCGGGCCTGTGAGGGCGCCCCCGGAGAGTGGGAGCCCTGTTGCGACCTGGGTGTCAACATATTGCTTCGGCGCTGCCTGCATCGCCGCTGTTGGATTGGCCGCCAGAGTGATCGGGCCTGTGACGTTGCCGCCGGTGCGGGGCAGCGCGGTGGCGCTTTGGCCATCGACATACTGCTTCGTTGCGGCTTGCAATGGGGTTGTGGGATCTCCAACGAGGGTAAGCGGGCCGTTCATCACCCCGCCCGTCCTCGACAGGCTGACGGCTGCGAAATCGCCCAACTTTTGGCTGGATGTGGCGCCGGAGGGGGTGACCGTCATCGACGAGACATCGATGCCGCCAAGCTTGCTGAGACCGCTTGCGAATTGCGCGTAACTGACGTTGACGTTTGTGCCCCCTTGCGCGATCGCGACCTGATCGCTGGAGGCAGGGACGACTCCCGCCGGAAGATGGGCGATCTGGAAGGGCGTGGCGGCCGCCGCGAGAGTCCCATTGCTCAAGCTCAGGTTGGCACCCACGCTCAGCTGCTCCGGCGCACCGGTTCCCGCGCTGGAGCGGCCCAAGAGCACGCCGCTGGCGAGGGCCAGTTGCGGCTGTAGGCCAGCTGTGATCTGCGCACGGGTCAGCTTACGGGCAATCCCGTTCTGACTGGCAATCAGCTCATCGGTGTCCGACGCCGCCGTCGCGAGCGCCAGTTGATCGATCGTAGGCATGGCAGACAGTTCCCCGGCAGCGGTTTGCAATGCTGATCAGGCGGTCAGCACTGGGTTGCCGTTTTGATCCGTGATGACCAGCCCGGCGCTGGTCTGAATGGCGTTCGCTGGGACCGGAGGTTGTGACAGCGGCAACACCGGCAGCAAGACGCTACGCTGGACCGTGCGGCCACTTGTCGTAGTGATCAGGATCGTGACGGTGTAAACCGATCCTGACTGGCCGCCGGACAGCCAGAGGACCGCAACCGCGCCATCGATCGCCACGCTGTTCAGGCCGAGATCGCCGGGCGCGTTCGGAGAGATGTTGATGGTCAGCGTCGCGATCGTGTCTTTTTCGTTGCCGACGAGCGCCGGGGATATGTCGAACTCATAGTCCAGGACGTCGGCGGGATCCTTCGTTGGCCAATTCAACGGCGGCGGTGCTGCCGGGGCTGAGCCACGGGGCACCGGGACGAAGGCGTCCAAGGTGACGCGGCGAGCGGTGCTCGGCTTCCAGACATACGATGGGGAGGATGTCATCTCGGCTCCGATATCGACCGGCCGTGTCAGGGTTTGGACTTGGCGAGGGCAGCGACCTGCTGTGCAAGGTCCGCCACTTGAGCCTGTAGTTGCAGCACCGCGTTGGCGGCTGGAACTGCGGCCTGCGCCGGCGGCTCGAACTGGCCGCCGCTGTAGATCCAGCCCACCCGGACTTGCGGCAAGGTCGTCACCTCGACCCAAAGCAGGTTTTGATGGAAAAGTTTGCTGATGTCCTGAGAGGTGGTGAAGAGCTCAGCAACGGTATCTGATTGGATGCGCGCGTAGGTTCGCATGTTCTCCTCACCACCTGACCACGACGAGGCCACTCGCGCCAGGGCCGCCACTGTATGGCGTGTTGCCGTTTGCGCCCGTGCCGGCGCCGGACGCCCCTCCTCCGGGAAAGACGCCGGAGTTGCCGGTCGAGCCGCTCGTCTGCATGCCGCCTATTGGAGCCCCCCCGCCGAGACCGCCCACGCTGAGGTACCCAATGCCACCGGAGGAGCCCATCAGGTTCACGTCGCCGCCCACGCCCGTGCCGCCCGGGATCGCCCCGTTCTGGGGATTGGCGACGTTCGCCGAGCCGTTCAGCATGCCGCCGGTCGCGCTGACGTACGGGCCGAAGCTGGACGTTCCACCCGGACCCGGGGCGGTGCTCGTGGTCCCGGCTGCACCACCGCCGCCGACCACCACTGGAATCACCTGACCCGGCGTTAGGCCGGCGATGCGCTTGCGCGCGTAGCCGCCGCCGGAGCCGCCGCCGCTTGCCGCGCTCGAGGTTGAGGCGAAGGAACCGGAGCCGCCGCCCCACAGCTCGACTTCAACCCTGGTCACTCCGCTCGGCACGACGAAGTTGCCCGATGCGCCGAAACTCTGGACACCAGCGCCGAAGCCGGGGGAAAGGGAGGGAAGCTTCCAATTCACGAACGGCGCCGTTGGGAGAACCACGATGTTTCCCGCCGTGATCGCGGTCTGGCCAAAGTTGACCGTGACGACGTATAGGCCGACCCACCCGCTGTCGACCGGAGGCGTTGTCTGCGCGCCCGTGTTGGCCGGGGTTCCAGCCTTGAGCTGCAACTGCACGCGCTGGATGCGCTGCGTGTTTTGCGCGGTCCCAGCATTATTGGGGCCGCTGAAGGGCTGAGCCGGGTTGGCCGCGTTGTAGTACGGCAGAACGACTGGAGCCGTGTCGCTTTCGATGAACGCCGCCTCTATCAGGTAATTCGAGGACTGGCCAGAGACGGAGGGGGCGACGAGGGTGAACGGAGTCGCCTGTAGGTTGATCCCCATCTTGACGAGCGGATCGGTGGAGTCGGCCGGAAGCGAACCGAACGCCGACACGTCGACCACGTTGAGCTGCGCGATGCTGCCAGGGCCGACATTGACCGTGAGCGATGCCGGCGATGTCGGTGTGCAGGCGAGGCCGTCGACAACGATACCAGTCCCGAGCGCGGCCTGGGCGAGATAGCCCAACCCGATCATGGCGTTCCGGTTGATGGTGAGCAGATCCGTATCAAGTGGGATGCTGCCCGGATAGACGAAATTCCTGTCCATCGAGCTCCTCGAAGTCAGTTGCTGATGCGCGTCCACGCGATTGCGGCAACCGGCATGACCGATGCCACAGCGGCGTAAATGTTCGCGTCTGTCACCGGCGCTTGAGTCATCGTGAGATTGGCATATTCGATGCTGCCGGTCCTGTAGCCGCCGCCGTTCGCGCCCCACCCGGTGACTTGCGCGATCCCTGATCCGCTTGGCCGATAGGCGGTGACAAAGGCCTGGTACGGCAGCGAAAGGCTGCCCCATCCTCCCGCGGTTCCATAGCCAAGCCCCATCGTCCCCCGACCCTGTCCGCCCCAGGCGCCGGTGTCGGCTGGCCGGGAGGGCTCGAAGATCGCCGGTGGGCGCCCGGTCAGATCGGTGAGGATCGCCACGACAGCCGCGCGCGTGCCGCGGTCGCGCAGCACCTCCCGGCGGATGTAGGCGCTGAACGCGGCATCGCTCCGCCCATTACGAACAATACGGGAACCGAAGAAGTCGACAGCCGCCACATCCAGCCAGACATCTGTTGCCGTGGCGATGCGCGTTTGGGACTTGACGTACTGAAGAGCGTTGTAAACCCAAGACCAGCCCCATGCAGGCCCCGACAGGACAGCGTCGAGGACCGGCGTAGCGTCCGAGAACCATCCAGCCGGCAGCACGGCCTTGAGCCGCGCCAGAAGGTCGCTCTGGTCACCGACCATTTAGCTGACCACCATCGAGGAGACCTTGATGACGCCGGCCGGCGGCGCGAGCAGGTCGGCGCCGACTCCGTTGATGAGGAGGTTCGTCACGTTTTGCACTCCGGGGTCGGCGGCGTAAGCGACCTGCGCCAGACGTGTGAGGGACAGCGATGCCCCGACGGGAAGCGCGTTGACGTACGCAGCCAGCGCGGCGGAGACATTGGCCACAACGCTCGGCTTGGCAGCGCCCACCGCGGCTAGGATCGAAAGAGTGACCGCCGCCGGCACGATCGTTGGCGACTGCACCGTGAAAATCGACCCGATTGGGCGTACGAGGTCAACCGCGGACCGCACCGCCGAGAGTAGGGCGCTGGATGGGTTGCCCGACCCGTCATCGACAGTCACGACGAAGCTGCCCATGACGGGCGAGCCAGCGGTGTTGACGTTTTCCTGCACCGTATATTGCAGGCCCTGCTGAACGGTGGCGACGGCATACCCGACCGCCCAGGGCGTGGCCCGCGAACGACTCTGGATGAAGCTCTGGAATCGGGCGCGGAACGCTGCGTCGGTCTCGGCATCAAGGCCGTTCGTGAACGGCGACGCGTTCACGACGGCATCGACGCCTGGAACCGCCGTGGCCAGCAACGTCACCGTCGCGGCCTGAACGTTGCCGGCGCTACCGGGAACTTGTGCTGCGACCGGCACGGTGATTGAGCTGATCCCGGCAGCCAGGGTGTAAGCCGCCGACTGACTGTTCCACGCCGCGTTGGTGGTGTCGGCCACAACGGAGAAGGTTTGGGCGCCATCCCCTGTGCGCACCAAGACACCTGGCGCGATCAATGCTGGCATCGTAGCGGTGTAGCGCGAGAATGTCACGGTTCCGGTGGCAGCGACCGCTGGAAGGCGGGTGAGCGTGAAATCCGCCATCCACGTGTCGAGATCCGCCCCGTTGCTGGTCGCGGCGCGCGTGCTCTGCAGCACTTGCAGGATAAGCCATTGCATCCAAAGGGCTACGGAGGCGTTGGCCTCCAAGATGGCGCGGACCGTTGAGCCGACGGTGACGTCGAACGCCTGGGAAGCCGCCGATTGCACGCTCGCTGCCATGTTCTGGACGAGCGTGGAGAAGGTCTGGAGCGACAATTGCATGGTCAAGCACCTAAGGAGAATGAGAGCACCTGGGTTTGACCGGTGGGCGCGTCGACGTATCGAACGTGGACATACACGGTGCCTGGAGCATTGTCGGGCGCGACTTGCACGTCGATCGTCGGCTCCGGTGTGCGCGCGACCGCAGCCTCCTTGAATATTTGGCTACGGATGAGGGCTCGGATCTGTATGGCGCTTCCGGGTTGCCCGATGAGGCGGGCCAGTCCGGCACCGTAGGTTAGCTGCCAAATGTAGTCGCTCGCGTTTGTGAGCAAACGGCGCAGTACCCGCTGCTGGCCCAGCTCGGTCCCCGAAGCGGTCGCGAGATCCCCGGTGGGACTGATCAGCAGATCGCTCCCCCACTGATGTGAGATGTCAGGCATCGCATCAATCCTGCGGCACGGGACTGTTCGTCACGTCGCCATGAGTGTCCGTGTGAACGTGGGCGTTGTAGTGGGCGCGTAGCGCCGAGACAGCCCCATGGGCATCGGCCACGTCGCCGCCCGCGCGCACATCGCCAGCGACGGTCAGGGTTCCCGTGATCGAGACCGGGCCGTTGATGTGGATGGTCCCGTCATTGCCCAGTTTCAGAGAGGAGCCCGACTGGTGGACCAGCCAGAACTCCCCAGCCGGCGCCCGGGGTGCGTTCTGCGAGAGCGAGAAGGCTCGGCCGACCACAACGCCGTGCTCGGCGTCCCCTTCTTGCGCGAGGACGAAGACCTGGTCGCCCGGTGACGGTGGGCACGACAGTCCCCAGCCGGAGCCGGTCCAGGGGGACAACACTGGCAGCCAGCCGCTCAAAACCCCTTCCGGCTGGAGTTGGACGCGAACTGTGGCGTTCACAGGATCGACAGAGGCAACCAGGCCGAAGCGGGGCTGCGCCTGCGTTTGGTCAAGCGCGGCCGCGTGCGCCTTGATCGTGTTGAGAAACCGGTCCATCAGGGCTCCGCGACAGCGCCGACCGTGTCGGCAGGGATCGTGGTCTCGGTGCGGGGTGAGGTGTTCTTCGCTCGGATACGCTGCACGAAGCCCGCGTGTGGATTGATCGAACGCTCTAGGACATCCACGAAGTAGGTCTGGTCGAAGTCGGTACTCGTTCCGGCGAGCGTGACAACGCTGCGCGGAGTAAGGGACAGCTCTCCCGGCATCGTCGCCTCGATCACACGCTCAAGCTGGGTCAGCTCCGCCAGCTTGCGCTGGGCGAGCTGAAGTGCCTGATCCGGCGTCAGGTTCGGCCTCACGAGCACGTACTGTTGCGGTGGTTGCGAAAGGCCACTCTGCCCACCTGACTGTCCGGCGCGTCTCGCGGCCTTTGCGGTCTGCGAGAATGCGGTCTGCTGGCGCGAGTTCCAGCTTTTGACCGTGACCTCGATGTCGCGCGCCAGCGTCAGGGAGCGTTGCAGCCGTAAATCCATGCAGTCTTCGGGCCGAAGGATGCGCACGTCAGACTGCTGCTGTGCCGGCGCGAAGTAGAGCGTGGTTCCTTGGACGAAGACGTCAAAGCCTTCCTGGCGTGCGAGATACGTCAGCAGATCCCATTCTGTCGTCGCGCGGCTGAACTGGTCCAGGGTGATCCGGTCGTGCTGGTCCTGGTAGTAGCGCCCGACGGGCGTCGTCGTGGGGGTGACAGCCGGGACAAGCCCGTGACGATCCGCGAGGAGCGTGGCAATCTCGCTAGACGTGCGATTGGAGAACGACTCCTGCGTGCGAGTGTCGATCAGTCCGGCGGTGAAATCCCTGCCCTCGATTCGTACCAGGGCCGCCGCAGGCTCTATGGCGACGGTGTCGACAAGACCCTGGAGCACGCTTTGGAACGCAGTAGCGTCGAGGCTGAACTGCAGGTCGACGGAGATGCCTTGGGCCGCCGACCAAAAAGCGGGGCTGGCGGTCAGGTCGGCACCGAGCGCAATCGAGGCCGAGAATCGGTCCGCGGCGAGATAGTTGTTGCTTCTGACCTCTGCTTCCACGACTCCGGCGACCGCCTGACCGTTCACAAGCAGCCGAACCCCGGGCGCGCGCCAGGTTTCACTGGGCAGCAATTCCACCTCCGGCGTTTGGATCCGCGTCGGGGATCAGCAGCGTGACGACTCCGACGAGGAATGGATCCAAAAGGCTGTTAAGCTGCGCGATCCTGATCCATTGCGTGGCGTCGCCGAGCTGCTCGGCGGCGATTTGAAAGAGGTTTCCGCCAACGACGGTGATGGAGCGCATTGTCAGGTGCCGGCGTTAGCAAGGTTGAGCGAAGCCCGGCCGACATAGGCGCGGGCGGTCGTGAGAGCCCCAAGCTGCTGGGCTGCCGAGGTTGCCGCGTTCAGGCTCGCGACCCCGGCGCTCGGAGACGACACCGAACCAAACCCGCTACCCGCCAGGGCGGCCTCAGCCGTCCCAAGACTCTGTGACAAGGTGGCTTGCGCGCCGCCAAGGCTGGTTTGCGCCGCCATGTATCCGGAAGAGCCCCAGCTCGTCGCGTCGGGAGCGGAAACCGTCGATAGGGCCGCGGTGAGATCGACACCGCCCCCGGTCGCTGCCGAGGCGGCAGCCGTCAAATCGCTCACCAGGCTATCCGCGAGCGAGACCGCTGTGCTGAGCAGGGCGGCCGCCTCGTCGCGCAGCACCGTGCATATGATGCGGAACGGAATCCACCAGCTCGACTGGTACTGGGCTTCGAAATGGGTCAGGATCACCGTGTAGTAGAACACATCCCATGTCAGTGGCAGCGGCGTGCCGGAGGCGCGCAGCTCGTCCAGCGTGCGCGCGCGGAGTGTGGCGTCGGCGCCAGTGAACACCCCCTCGAACCTGATTTCGGCGTCGTCGCGGCCAAGGCTGTCGATCACGCGGGTGCCGCCGATCAGGCAGTGCAAGGCGACGCGCTGGCCCCCCCGATATTGATCCTCGCCGGTATTTCGAAATCGTTGAAGACAACAGGGCCGAGGACTAGGGTGATGTCACCCATTGCTGTCCCTCCAATGTGCAATAGGCTTGCGCCACCGACGTCAGTCGGTCTGTATCGCTGGCCAGCCTGGGCTCGCGCGCGGGTCGACCCCGGTCGACCCGGACGGCGCGCGCTCGACCATTTTGGTCAGGGAGTCCGAGACCCAACGGCCGAGGCGGGAGCCGTCAAGCATGATGTCTCCCGACAATCCGGCCATCTTTGTGTCTCCCCGCGGCGAAGGCGGCACCGCACCCGGAGTTTCAAAGTTTTGCCGGCTGGATCGCGGCGGAGGCGATCGAGTCTCTTGCGCACTCCTCGGAGGCGATGTCGTGCGTGGCCCGGGTACGGGCGGCTCTATGTCCGTTTCACGCGAGGCGGGCGCGGGTTGCCGTGGCGGTTCGACGCGCGCGGGTGGGGCGGCGGGCGCAGCGAGAAATGAAGCCGAACGAGGCAATCGGAGGGGCCGTTGGGAAATGATTTCGGCGTCACGGACGGGCGCGTTCGGCAACGGATCGGGACGGACGGGCTCGGTCGCCAACGGATCGGGTGCCGGCGCAGCGAGCGGAAGCTCGCGCCGCGCATCGAGAGGGCGAGGGGCAAAGTCGGCTATCGGCCTGAGTTGGATAGAGTGAACCTGAACGGCCGGCTCCGGATCGATCGGCTTAGGAAGGTCTGCCGGCGCGGTCGGCTGAGACCGGACCGGCGATGCTGCGCGCGTCTGAGACGCTTGGAGCACCGGTTCGGGCACGGGCAGCGAGGGGTTCGTTGGGATCGCTCGTTGCCGGACATCGTTCTTGGGAGGCGCCGGGTAGTTGGGAGGTGAGCTTGGCGCAGGGATCGGGCGGGGTGTAACGTCTGTATCCAAAGGCGGAGCCGCGTCCGGTGCTGGAGGCGCCCCGCCTGCTGGCGGCGGAGTTGACGGGGCATGGCTGGCGGCGGTGGACGACCCGCCGCCCCCTACCGTGCCTACCTGCTCGCCCAGCCGCCGGAGTGCGAGCAGCCCTGCCGCGGTGGCCTGAATCGCACGATCAAGCGCGAGGAGATCCTGCTTGATCGCCGCCACACCGGCCGAAACGCCGTCCTCGAGCGCGATCGTGATGCCGATTGTATATGCGTCGATCACCGTCAGCCCTCTAAGCCGGCACGGATGCGCTCTGCGATTCCGCAGGCGATACCATCAGCCTCGGCGGCAGCGACGCCCGCCAGAAATGGTCGCGGCGGTATGGCCGATGTGCCAAGCTCTTGATAGACGGCGACTGGGTCGCTTGACCTAATCACTGCCGCGGTGTCAGTCGCCTCGCACGTGATCGACGCCCGTAGGTTTCCAGTGCGCAGCCAGGGTGCCGCGTGGTCCTCGCCAGGGGGATGGGAAAGCGCCTGCCGCACCGCGCCCGCGAGGGCGTCGGCGGCTTGGCCGAGCGCGTTGCGTCCCAACGGTGCGAAATCGATACGGTCCAGCGCACGCAATGCCCTGGCGAGGCCCTTGAGAGCTGTCACTTTCCCTCCTTCCAGCGCATCACCGCCCAATCGAACTCGCGACCATCAAGGGTGCCGAGCGCGACGATGAAGGCGAGCCGCTCGTCTTCCGGGAGACTGAACGCAACGTCGAAGGGCACCCCGTTCCTGACCAGGAACAGGCAGTCGATCAGGTCGGGGTGCCTGCTCAGTTTCCCGCGTCGGCCGCCTGCCTGGCCGCGGGCGGCGCCACAGGGCCGAGGGCCGCGGCAATCGCTGCGACGCCCGGATCACCGAGACGCGCGATCACGGCCTCGATCTGCTGCTCTGTCACCGGCGTGGGAACGGGCACGTCATCAATGCTGGTCACGGAGCAGGCGAGCACGGCCATGCCCAACCAAGGCTGGTTTTGCGAAAGCTCCGGCCCAGCCGCCTTGAAAAGCCGGAGCTTGTCGAGGGCGGTGAGGCGGCGCAGCGCGATTTGCCGCCCGGTCGCGTCGGTGACGGCGGGAGCGGCCGCGCCAGCGAGAACGGCCTCGGATGGCGTCATCAGATGCGCCTGCGTCTGGCTGCGAAGAACTCGAGCTTCTGCTTGACGCTGCTATCGCCGCGCCACTGGCCCGCGCTCATCAGCTTGAAGGTCACTGTATCAAACTGGTATGTGGAGGTGGAGCCATCCGTTTCTGAAACGTATTGGTACATGGTCCCCGGCGTTGCGGTGGCGCCGTTGAAATACTGCTGCTCGATGGAGGCAATCAGGTCGTCGACAGCGGAGTTGCCGCGCTCGACCTCGAAGGTGCCCTCCCAGCCCTTGGGCAGCTCCGTGCCCATAGGCACGCCGTCGAGGCGGTCCACGCGGACGGACTGGGTGAGCTGGCGGGCCTCGAAGCTGCTGACGTGGGTGAGGTCGACGCGCCCGGTCGGCCCGATCACGACGAGCTGCGTGTCACGACCGATCGAAAAAGTGGACGTGGTGGCCATCGTGGCGCTCCTTACGCGGACTGGGCGGCGAGGGCAGGCTGCCCGCTCGGCAGCGTCTGCACCGCGACTTGCACCGTCTGCCCGCCCTCGAGATTGACGATGAACTTCTCGTTGATGCCCTGGTACTGGACTTGGACGTCAGCCTGCACATAGCCGAGGCCGGTGCGGGCGGCAGGGTTGTTGGATGTGTCGCAGACCACGGTGTAGGGCAGGCTGCCGTCAGTGCTGCCGAGCAATCCCTGACCAAGCATGGCCTGGAGGAAACTGAGCAGGGTAGCGCGGATGCGACGGAACAGGTCGGCGTTGATGACCTGTCCCACGTACGTGCCCATGCCGGCGGCAAGCGTGGCAGCGATGTAGTTGGTCAGGCGCGTGTAATTGTCGCCGTTCACCGCGGAATCGGACGACGAATTGTGGCCCCCCCGCACGCCCCAGTAGCTGCCGCCTGGCTGTGGGTTGCAGATCACGTCGATGCCAGCGCCGAGAAGCACGGAGAGGTCGGCCGAAGAGTAGGAGCTCGCCTGTCCCGACCCGGGAGTGCCTGTTTTCTGACTCCCGACCACGCCGTAGAGCTGCTTGTTGAGGCTGGACTGCTCCGGCGACAGGTTGGCGAGACGGCCGGCGACAAATCCTTGCGGGGAGACAAGACGAAGCGTGTTGTTGACCTGGTCCGACCACCACAACCAGTCGCCGAACATGAGTTTCGCGGCATAGCTGTCGAGCCCGGCCTGACTCTTTGTCGCGACCGCGTTGTTGATCGTGTCACCGGCCGGGCCGGTGAGGATCATGTAGATTCCTTCCTGAAGCCCGAACGACGCCTGGGCGGTCCACTGGGTCGAGTCGTCGGCATCCGCCAAAAGGGCGATCCCGCAACCCTGACCGCGCAGCGCGAACATGCCGGTGCGGGGCGGCGTGTCAGCGCCAACGAGCTGGAACGCGGCCACGCCGATGGCGCCGTCCGTTCCGGGAGTACCGGCGCCGAGGGTGAGCGCAAACGGGGACGGCGCAACGATTGCCCCGCCGGCGCTGACGATGACAAGCTGCGAGGGGCCGCGCTGGGGGCCTTGGCCCTGGTTCACAGCGTCGGCGAGCCCGGTCCAGAAGCTGGCGCCACTGCCGCCGAGGTTGTCGTAGAGTTCAGGCTGGAGCCCCGGCAAGGAGACCGTGAGCCGCCAAGTGCCGGGCTTCGAGCCGGCGCTGAGGACCAAGGTGATCTGATTGCCGAGCGACCCTGTGTAGAGGGCAGTGATGACGACCGTCGTGCCAGGTATCGTGATCTGTGCCGCGGAGTCGGTTCCGTCGGTCGCGCGCACGCACCGGAAGTTTTGTGCCCCTTGCTGCACGGCCGTTGCGACGTGCGTGCCCATGTCGTACTTGCGGGCGTTGATAGGCCCGAAGCCTTGGGCGTAATCTGCCATCGTGGCTACGATCACCGGCTGGCCGACAGGCCCCCAGGAGGCGGTGCCGACGACACCGATCACGTTCGTTGGGACGCCGTTTAGAACCAGGTTCTGCGGCGGGACGATCTGGACGTAGAGGTCGGGCACCACCAGCGCAGTGGTGTTGACGCTTCCCTGCTGTACGATTGGCATGGGTTCAGGCCTTCTTCGGCGCGACCACGCGCACGACGTCGCGGGCGTGCTCGCTCTTCAGTATCTCGGCAATCCGCGCCGCGTCCGTGACCACGGCGCCGCGGGCAAGGCCGGCGAACGGCCTCACCACGACCAGGTGCGTCTCCATCTGCTCTCCCGTCTGGGCTTGATTGGGGGCCTGTGCGCAGCTCAGGCAGGGACTGTCGCTGCGTTGATGTCGATTTGGCCAAACAGCATTGCCGGCTGAGTGGCCGAAAGCGTGGTTGCATACTCCACGCTGTAGATTAGGTCGCGCCGGTACAGCAGCGCGTCCTGTGCCTGGTCAAAAACCGTCGTTCCGGCGTAGGTCAGCCTACCTTGGGTGCCGTCAGAGAGATCAATGAACGGCATCCCGGCGAGGGACTGGTCGATCGCGACGGCCGTCGTGTCGCGGATTGCTGGCGTCGGGCACCAGCACGTGACGCGGAACGTCTGCAACTGCCGACGCACCTCCATTTGCGCCGACGCGTCGGCAACGACACGCGCGAGCAGTCGGCCCGCTCCGGGTATTGTCAGCGTGGAGCCGGAGAGCAGGACGATCTGATCGGCGCGCGCCTGCGTCGCTAGGTTCGCGGCAACGGCAGCCGGGGTGTCGCCGAGCTGCGTGCGATAGGCGTACGTGCGCCGGTCCACCAAGATCCCGGCACTCTGGCCGAGATCGGCGCTTCCGCCGAAGCTGACGGACAGTCCGGACACCGAGGCGGTCAGGGTCGCCGGCGTTGGGGTGGCGGCCCATAGCTGCTGGTAGCGTGTCGTCACCCGCCCGCCCTGTCCTGGGAAGACTGTGACGTTCACGACCCCCGCTCGGAGGTCGGCGTCGAGAGCGGCCGCGTTTGGCCAGCCGCGGTAGATCCGGCAATCCACGCCTGGCACGCTGCCCACTTGCGTGCCGCTCGGGTAGAGCGCGGCCGAGGCGAGCGTGACCAGGGCGGTTTCAACGTCGGACTGGTCGGCCATTACGTTGTCGCCTGCTTCATCGTGAGGCGCCACCCCAGCGAAGTCAGCTCCGCGGCGACGATGGTGGCGGCGCGCCCAAGGTCGTCGGTCATCAGGTCGGCCGGCAGGAGCACAATGCCCGGCAGGGCCGGCAAGAGCACTGTCCACAACGGGACGCCGCTATCGCTGGGCAGTTGTGCGGAAGGCTGCCCGCTGCCGGAGGACCCGATTACGCTGGCAGGCCAGTTCGCGAGCAGCGGCGTGACGGTCGATGCGGTCACGCCCCCATAGCCGTTCACGCCGGTGGTGGCAGGGGCGGCTGGGCGGGCGAACGAGACGATGCGACTGGTTTGCACACACAGCGCCGGCAACAGCGGCGGCTGAGTCGCGATGAACCAGGTTTTGTCCGCTTGGACCAGGTAGTCGCCAGGCCGGGTGTAGGCGTAATCGAAGATGCCGTGCGCCAGCACGTCGCCATACCCTTGTGGCTGTTCGAAACGGCCTCGTGCGCCGGTGAACAGGGCCGGTAGACGGAGGAAACGGTTGGAAGGCGCGAGGGGGTCCGAAGCGCCCGAGGGGCGGTACGCGTCGGTCCAGTCCCCTGTCGCGCGCGCGCACACGTTGGAGGCCCAGCTAACTCGGTCCTGGAGGCGCTGCTGACGCATCACACCACCAGAGTAATGCCGTCGTCGCGCAGGCCCGGACCTGGCGGAACACCGAAGAAGGCGGCGAGGCGGCGGCGCCACTGGTCGAACAGGCGCTCGCGGTCCTCGATCTCCGTCCGATTGCGGGTCCACACCGCAGCCTGGTCCGTGTCGAGATTGTCGCCGGCGCGCACGACCCCGAGCTCGATCGCGGCAAGCTGCGCGAGATAGCGGCGCGCGACGGTTTCCTCTTCTGGCGCGAGATTGTTCATTCGAAACTCAAGCTCGCCATAGACCTGGTAGAATCGCCAGTTTTCGAAGCCGGCCGCACCCGATCCGTAGGCGGGATAGCCGCAGAAGCGGCGGATGTCGGTTTTTTCCGCGTTGGTGAACACCGCAAGAACCCGCTGTTGGAGAGGTTGCTCGGCGCAGGCCCGTCGCGGCGGGCGTCGGGTGACGCCCGCCGCTGGCGGCTCAGCCAATGTGCTCGATCATCACCGCGCGCTTGAACGCGGCGTTGGTGGCCGTGGGGATCGTGGTCGGGTTGGTCGTCGTGTCCGACGGGGCGCAGAAGCCGCCGATCCAGTACCAAGACTGGGCGATGATCTGCTGCAAGCGGTCGATCGGCTCACGCGTCACCATCGCCACCTTGTCGACGAGATGGATAATCGAGTCCTTGGGGGCGACGTCGCTGGCCGTCATCCCTTCGAAGTCGCCTTCGATAAGGGCGCCCTGGCCGCAAATGATCGGGCGGCGCACCATGAGCCCTGGAAGCGAGGGGTGCGGCTGCACGTACGCCTCGGTCGTGGGGATGAAGCGCAGCCCAAGAAACTGGTTCACCATGCCTTGCTGGAAGACCTGGTTCGCCGAGGTCGCGCCTTGGAAGAGCTGCTTGAAGTCTGGATCAGCGAAGAGCTGCCGAGCCGAAACGGGGTCGAGATAGCAGTTGTAGGCGCCGCCGATCTCCGGCACCGCGTTCATCCGGAGCTTCGCCACGGCGTCTAGCAGGCAGCCCATGGCCAGGCTGTCGGTGGCGGCGAGCTGGCTGGTGTTGCCGCGCGCGGCCGGCCGGATGATAACGGACGCGTTGGCGGCCATCACCGTGTTTCCCGCGG